TGTTCTTTTTGTGTACCATTACCAGTCCTCAGATCACAGTAATGCAACCAAGATCTAATGGTACCGTTCATATAGAGTCTGGTAGGAGTACTAAGTGGTAAGATCTCTCTAGCACACTCTTTAGCAACTCCATTGCTTACCATCTCTTTGTAGAGATGTTCTACATCTTCATACAGCTGACTGATCCTTCGATAGTAACCACTGACTAACTCTGGTGATAAGTCATCAAAACTATTCTGTCTGTTCTTTAAATCCTGACGCCTAAGGTGAGGGATAATGGGATCACCTAGTTGACTGGTATCTGCATACCGTTGACTGAACTCTTGAAAGCTAAAGCTCCTATGCCTAAGGATTTGTGCTGCAATAGACCTAGTAGTATTGATCTCTACACACATATTTACCATCTCAAATGGAGACCAGTGTTTATGCTTGATCAGATACCTGATAAGCTTACTGGATGTCTCTGTATTGGATTGGTTGGAGGGATTAGATACTCTTGCCATATAAGCAATGAGATCTTCAGCGTTAGGTGTGATGTGTACGAGTTTAGCGTTATGAATGGTGGTCATTCTGATGGATGGAAGAAGCAGTGATATCATCCAATGATGTAGGGATATAACGATTACGAGTACTTACTGTATATTCAGTATCTAAGTAATCTCTACCTTTGATTTCATTAAATGTTTTAGGTTGACGGAATTGATTGCGTAATGGTTGATTACGATATGTTCTACTCATACCTAGACAGCTGTATAATAAGTGATATCATGGATGATCTTTTGTGATCATCAAGTGATATCCAATATTAAGTCTCTTAAGTGGAGTGGAGAGGAGTTTGTGTCTTTGTGTTTTACTTACAGAATGTCCTTCCCCAGGGACATTATTAAAGGGAAAGATAAACAAGACAACTTGATTGTCTTGGATGTCTTTCCCCACTACAGGGGTTGGGTCCACCCTCCCTCTCCCTGTATACATGGGGGATCTGCCTTAAACCCAGGTGGGGACTGACTTCTTGGTTACCTGTCCTCTAGCCTTTCTACGTTGGTCTAAATCGAATCCCAACACCAAATGATTGGTTGCAGATTGAGGGTCATCTAGGAAGGTTTCAAGGATGTCTTGCCAGTCTTCTTGTTTCTTAAGCTTCACTGTTTCATAAGCACTAATGCTCATTGCATCTGTGAAGTACTTAACACCCTGAGCTAAGGAGTCTAATCTGTCGTCATGTTTGACCGCACCCTTCTCCCGACACATCCGAGACATCTGATAGAAGAGCATATAGAGAAGTCTTTCCTCAGGAGCTGTGTCTTTATTAGAAGCATAGTCCCATTCAACAACCGCTCGATCCATGATGAGCCTATGTTGGTTCATCACAGGTTCTAGAGCGTCAATGATACGGTCTTCTTTACGGACATTAGCCCGTACTTCTTCTACGTCGATGGCTTGCTTAGTCTGTTGAAGATGCTTCTTGAACAGCTCTGCGACAATGCCATCTCCAAAGTTGGTTTCGATGAGCAGTTTAGTAACGTTATAGCGTTTACAACCCCTAAGGATATCAAGGAGGGTATTGTCGCTATAGCCATCACGGTAAGCACGAATCTCATGGACATATAAGAATCCATTACGTTGACTGATATAAGTTGCTGCTGTCTCATCACTACCACGACCACTGGGGTCTACTGAGCAGATCGTTTCGGTGTATGGACCCCACTCCCCTTGGAGTTGCATCGGGGAGTAGAAGTAATCACCCGGTAAGCCAACCGTAGGCAGATCCTTGAGAACATTACGAGGGTCACTGCACCACACAACAGCATCCGGCGCTTGAGACGGGTTAACAGAGGTAATGACAAGATCTGAGAACTTAAGTGGGAACTTTTCTGCATCACTTAGAGAAGTATCTAATTGGAACTGAAGCATAAAGTTTGAACGACCCATAGATGCTTCCCGTTCAAGGAGATCATCATTGGTGAAGCGATCAGGGTCTGTTGGGGTCCACTCTTCAGCACCCATTTCGATGTCTTCCACAAGTTGAGGAGCGAGTAGTCCTTCATATTGAGAAAGTTTATCTTTACGGGGATAACGAGATGTCCAAACAAAGGGACGATAGCTACGTTCAGCTAACTTACGGTAGATAGTGAAGGTAGTTTGTGGAGTTCCCAAATACATGATTCGGGAATCTTTCTTTGGTGTGAGGATTGATTCAGCCTCTGTACAAAGCTGCAGAAGCTTCTCCCGCATTAATTCTGTCATAGAGTTACCAGGAACCTCCACGTCGTCAAGTACCATTAGATCAGCACGACTACCAGTAAGCTGACCGGTAATACCTACGGACTTAACGGATGGAGCTTGGTGAGGTGAACAGTTAACATCAAAAGAAATACGAGACCATCGAGCATTATCATTTTTTGGTCTGAGATGTATCAGCCATGGAGTTTCGATGATAAGCTTTTGTAAGAAGATAGACATGTTATCTGCACGCTCTTTGGAAGCTGAGATAATCATAATCTTCTTTTCAGGGTCGTTAAAGAGTGTCCAAAGTACAAAAGCAGCCGTAATCCACGACTTCCCGACGCCACGAAAAGCTTGAACCATTAGCCGTTTAGGTCCGTATTGGAGATAGTCGGCAATGGCGTATTGGGCTCTAGTTGGAGAAGGTAAGTCAAGTTGTACCCAGATAGCTTGGAGAAAATACTTAAAGTCGTCCTGCAATAAACTGAGCGAGTCTTGAGGCGATGAGTTGTAGCTCTTCTGGCGTGGCATTTGATTTAATAGTGTTAGCTTTATAGGAAATCACCCATACATTTCCTTTCACATACCCCTTGCTGGAGTCAATCCTGTCAAGTGTGGGGGACTTTGGACACACTCCGCCCTTACCAGTAAATAACGGTATTCCCAATAGCGGACATTCCTTGGGAATCTGAATATCTTCAATTGTTATGTTATGCTCGAACCCTTTCTTTCTGGCTCGGCTTTTACTGCGATCTAGCATATTAGCTTCAGGGGTATTTCCCTTACCATGTGTAATAAAGTTGGAACCACGAAGACAGCCACATGATTGCTGGCCAGATTTAACAGCATCATCACGAATCTCCTTAGTATTACCGCAGTGGCAAAGGTATATTGAATATCTATCCCTAGAAGCCTCTCTGAGGCGTTCTAACATTAAAATAGAGAGATGTACCTAAAGTAGAAAAGAGAGGCCTTTCAGGCGCTTCTAGAGGCCTCTCCGTGTGTATTCGTGCGCGTTAGTATTAGCCGATTACGTTGCCTTGCCCTTGCTTCTGGCGTTCTCGATAACTCATGTATCGCTGTTCACCAGCACTAAGAGGACGGGATGGTTTCTTATCAGCAGGTCTAGGAGCAGGAGCTTTAGGCTTTACTTGCTCATTCTTTGGCATGGAATAGTTACCAGTCTTTTCATCAGCGTTACGCCCCATAGCTCCAGGTTGATCATTGATCTTTCGTTCCTTACGAACGTCCTTACCTGTAGAGTCTTGGCCTTGTTGCCTACGACGACTAGCTTCTGCCATATCCCGAATCTCCTGAGCAACCTTACTCAGGGGTTTCTTTTTATTGTTTTGATCCATTATCTAATATGAGATAGGATTAAATCTTCCCTTGGTGTTACTCCAAAGGTGGCTCTCATCCATTGGAGCCAGTTGTTGCTTCCCTTAGACTGATTACAGGTACGACAAGACGGAACAAGATTCTTGGTAAAAGAAGCTCCGCCATAACAACGAGGCTTAACGTGATCAAGAGTGAGTTCATCAGGTTCATAAGTGTTACCACAATAGACACATTGATTATGAAAGTGCTCCTTAATAGCGCGTCTCCAAAGACGCTTTGCTTCGGGACTTGTCATGGCTATTAGGTTGTGTAGGTAGTAATCAGGTTCAGGGAAGAGAGGCGTCATTTCGGTGCGTACTTCTTACCAATCCTCGGACGTGTACGATTAGGTGTTGGGTTCTCAAGCTTGCCTGTATTAGGCCCTGTGTGAGAAGCATCCATGCCATCGCCATTACCATACGTTCCAAGTTTCCTGTTTAGCTTGTTAGCTGCAGTACGAATCTTTAGACCTTCCTTGGTCTGGTTATATTTAGCCTGTTGCTTAAGACGCTTAGCCCGTGCTTCAGGGTTTTGCTTATAGTATTCAGCTGTAGACTTTGCCATACAACCTCTTTTGCACTAGCTCTGGATCTACCTTCGGGAGGATCGTGGCTAGTTTGTCCAACGGGTTACCGTCATAAGCAACACCAGAGATGTCGTTCTTAGACAGCCAATCACAAGCTGCCTTTAGATCAGCAGTAGAGGCTTCACCGGATTTAATCCGATTAAGTAGTTCCTGAGTGACAATATTGTGCAACTCATTGAACATATCCTCAGTTGCTTTCTTCTTACTCATCAGTAATCGGGCCTCCTGTCACCCACGCATCACAGGTTCGATCACCTGCACATTTGAAATCAAAGATTTCGCAATAACCAAGATCAGCTGCTTCTTGGATTTGCTTACCTTCAGCTCCAGGCTCATTGCAGAGACCAGTCTGGATGCACTTAAGGATTTCAGGCGATTGAATAAAAGCTGCACAGTTCTTACAACGTGCATTCATCGCTTCCTCAATGGTTGTGTTCCACATATCAGCTTTCTCTTGCCAGAACTGTTTGTT